TCAGACTCAGTAGAAGCAGCACAGATTGCTAATGTCGTAGAGAATACGTTCTACAACATCGTTTCTACCCGTGAAATCCCAGAGCACCACAGCCTAATTAAGCTGGATGCTCTCTCAGACACTAACTTCCCAACACACTTCAGCTACCCTGACAATGTTAAGGGTGTTTCTGGTTTGTGGTATGACGTAAGTTCTGATAGCTCTTTTGAGTACCGTGAGATCACTTACGTTGACCCCCGTGACTTCTTGAGCCGCCTTGGCTCCCCTTCCACCAACTACACACTTGTAAGTGATAAGGTTGCTGGTACTAAGATGCGTATTGGCAACAACAAGATGCCTAACTTCTACACATCCTTTGATGACCAATACATAGTAATGGACTCACATGACGTTAGTATCGACACAACACTTATAGCATCTAAGACTCGTGTTATGGGTTACACAATCCCAGTCTTCAGTATCTCTGACGCATATGTGCCAGACCTTGACGCTGAGATGTTCCAGTACTTAGTGAATGAATCTAAGTCTGTTTGCTTCTCTTTATTCAAAGGTGGCCCAGACCCTAAGATCGACCAAGCTGCTCGTCGTCAGAAGTCTTACGTGCAAAACGACATGCACAAGACCACACAGAGTAACAAAAGGAATCTTTATGGTAAACGTTGAGTTTGATGTAGACTACGCAAAGAAGCGTTCTTATGCTAAGTGTCCTGAGAAGTCTATGGCTGTGCTTACAGTAAGCCCTGCTGCTGGTGGTTTCATCTTCTATAAGATTACTGCTGATGTTGGTGGCGTAGCTAATGAGCTTGCTGGTAACTTTACTGGAATTGATGTTGCTAACAAAGCGATCCAACAGTATTATAATAATTGCCGACAGACAGTCGCTTCTAGTGATGCTGAGGTGAAGAAACGGTTAGCTAAAGGAAGGGCTAAAGCCAATGCCACAACAACTAACTCAAAAGCCAGTGACGACCTTCATAAAGGGTCTAGTAACTGAAGCTGGTGAACTTACGTTTCCACCTGACGCATCCGTAGACGAATCCAACTGTGACCTTCGACGTGATGGTTCACGTAGGCGTCGTAAGGGCGCTGACAGAGAGACTAATTCTGTCCTATCAACCTTCACCATCAGTGACACAGATATTGTGCACACTGGTCTGTGGAGCAACGTAGGTGGTCAGTCAGGTCTTGAGTACCTTGTGGTACAGAAGGGTCCAACCCTATACTTCTACAACAAAGCTACAGCCCCATATTCTGATGCACTACTAACTCACACTGTTGCCCTTGGTACATATCAAGCGACTGGCTCTGGCTTATCTGTTACAGACACTAAGTGTCAATTCGCATCCATTGAGGGTGCGCTTGTTGTAGCTTCATCTGCTATGGACACAATCTATGTAACTCGTGATAACGCCCTTGGAACTATTGCAGTCACTACAATCTCCTTCCGTACACGGGACTTTGACTGGCAAGGTGACATCTCTGAGTATGACACTGGTGATGCAACACCAACAGTAGGACGAGAGTACGACACACAGAATGCTGGTTGGGTAGACACAAAGGGTGCTGCTGCACTTGTCACCTACAAGGCCGCTAACGCAACTGAGCACCCACCACTGAACCTCCCTTGGTACTCTGGTAAGACTGCTGCTGGTGCATTTGATGCTGCTGAGTGGGCTGAGGTCTTTGCTGGTAGTACACTTATTGGTAACGGCCACTACATCCTAGACTTCTTTAACAAGGACCGTGCTACACCTTCTGGACTAGTTATTGCTACAGAAACAGAAGACTCACGTTTCAACTCAGTACAAGCCTTTGGTGGTCGCGTATTCTACTCTGGCCTACAGAGTTCTGAGAATGCTAGCACTATAATGTTCAGTAGGCTTATAGAGGGCCTCACAGACCTTGGTGAGTGCCTACAGCGTAACGACCCTACCTCAGAGGTACTAAGCGACCTCCTAGACACTGATGGAGGCGTTATTAAGATTGCTGAGGCTGTTGGGATCAAGAAGCTATATGCTATTGGTTCAATGCTTATCGTATTCGCTGAGAATGGCGTTTGGTCTATTAGTGGTGTTGATGGTGTTTTCCGTGCGTCTGAATACTCTGTGCGTAGAATCTCTGATGTTGGTATAGCTTCCCCAGATTCGTTCATTGATGCTGATGGGGCACCTATCTGGTGGTCTAACTACGGCATTCACACAATGACCTTTGACCCCTCTACTGGTAATGCTAAAGAGCAAAACCTTAGCCTACCAACAATCCAAACCTTCTGGGACAACATCCCTACAGACTCTAAGCTGAAGGTACACTCTGTATTCGATAAGATCAACAAACGTGCATATTGGGCTTGGCCTAGTACTGGTGAGACAGTCGAGGCAAAGATAAATGAAGTCCTAGTCTTAGATATTGCAATCCAAGCGTTCTATCCTTGGACTATCTCTGATGAGACCTCTAATACAGATTGTGTTGTTGGCCTAGCCTTCTACACAGGTATTGGTGCTACTGAATCTGTGCTCAATATTGTTACATCCGTTGGCGACGAAGTTATTACTTCTGCTGGCGATGATGTTATCTCAACCCAACTAAGTAACCTTAGTACTGGTACGTCCTCACCTTCGATTGTACTTTTGATCCGTGATGGTGCCACAAACAAGATGACTATGGGTGGCCTCGTAAACAACAGCTTCCTAGACTGGGGTAGCGCAGACTACAGTTCTTATGCTGAAGCTGGCTACGAGTTTATGGGAGACATGGTGTTGAAGAAGACTGCTCCTTACCTAACTACATACATGCGTGTGACTGAGACTGGCTGGACTGGCTCTGAAGTAGCTGGCTACAGCCCTATCAATGAATCATCTTGCAAGGTGTCAGCCTACTGGGACTTTAAGAGCACACCATCAAGTACTGCTCAGGAAGCATACAGACTTAAGTATATGCCAATCCCTGATGAGAGTGACTTAGGAACCTTTAACTACCCAGAGGATGTAGTCACCACACGCCTCAAGTTACGTGGTCGTGGTAGGTCTGTTCGTCTTAAGTTCGAGAGTACTACAGGTAAGGACTTTACGCTTCTTGGTTATTCTTTGATTGGTGGCACTAATGGCCGCTTCTAAGAACTTTGCTATCTACGAAGGGCACGATTATGAGGTGCGGTTAGAGTATAGCCGTGAGTACATGATCGTGCACCTTCCAGAGGTGTTTAAATTCAACAAGACTACTCTAATCTCTATGCTTATGAAACTTGATGAGATCAATGACTTCAGCGTAGGTCTTGGGTATCCAGCATTACATTGTGCTGCCCCAAAGGGGGACGCTAAGATCAATAAACTAGCAAGACGTTGTGGCTTCACTCAGATAGGTGAAGATGCAGGTTTTATAGTATACACATATACAGGAGTGGAATAAATGCCACAGTTAATCCCAGTAATCACAGCAGTCGCAGGTGTAGCCTCAGTAGTTGGCACAGTATCAGCAATGAAAGCACAGAAGAAGTCTGCTGCTGCACAGCGTCAGCAACAACAGCTACAAGTTCGTCAACAGCGTCGAGCAGCTATTCGCCAACAACAACTACAACGAGCACAATCAATGGTATCCGCACAAGGTGCTGGTGCTGCTGGTGGCTCTGCTATTGCTGGTGGTACGTCTTCCCTTAGTTCCCAACTAGGTGGTCAGCTAGGTCAGTCCTCGCAGATGTCAGGTATCTCTGACCAGATCACTAAATTCAACAACCAAGCTGCACGAGGCCAAGCAATCGCTGGTATTGGTTCTAATGCATTCAACGCATTTGATGGTATGGATACGATCAAAGCAGCATTTAAATAAGGATCACAAGTATGGCTATCGCTCCAAATGACGAACAACCTAAAACATATAAAGTACTTGATTCCCCTGAAGAGGGACAGCCAAACAGAACTACAAATGGTCAACCAGAAACTTACAGAATCTTTGACACTATGGAGCAACCTCCAGTAGTTGACCCAGTAGAGCAAGAGCGTGATACACAGTTCCACAGCGTCCTTATTGGTCAGCCTGTGGAAGCTATCCGTCCTGCTATCCAGTCTGGTGCTAACGTCCAGTACGATGCTAACGCTAAAGCTACTACAGAAACTAACAGAACAAACCTAGTAAACAACTTCGTGCAAGATCGTGCACCTAGTGAAGAGCTTAAGTTGCTTCAGAATGAACTACAGGCTATGGATAACGTAGGACGCTTTGCTTCCCCTGCGCTAGTAGCTATGCTTACGTCCCCTAACGAGGGCCAACGTGATTATGCTGTACAACGTATCCAACGAGTTGTTGGTGCACAGAAGATGATCCAAGAGCGCCTAGGTTCTGCCTCTGAGGGCAATGTTGTTGGTGACTTCTTAGACTTCGTTGGTACATCCCCAATCAATGCTTTCATGGTAAAGCGTCAGGTCGAGTTAGCTGATAAAGCTACAGCCCTCATGCGCACTGCTATCTCTGAGGAAGAGTTTGAAGTACAGTTTGGTAGCATCTTAGACGAGATGTCAGACCAAGGTTTCTTCACTGATGAGAACCGCTTCTACATGGCAGACTTTGCTGAGTTGTTTGGTGCGGGTACAGAATCTGAACTCGCTCAGACACAAAGAGCTTGGGCACTATTCGATACAGCCTCAACCTTTATTGGTGTACCTGTTATCTCTGGTGGCACTAAGGTCGTCAAGGGTACTGCAAAAGGTGCTGTAGCACTCACTAAAGGCTCTGCTGACGTTCTTCGTGGTACAACATCCCTTACAGGTGCTATGAGAACTGGTTTTGGCACTGCTATGTCAGCACTAGGTTCTCCTGCACGTATGATCGGCGACCGCACTAACAACCCAGCTTTGGTTAAGAAGTCGTTGGATGAGGTTCGTTTGAATGATGACCCAAGTTTAGCTACTGGGTTGCACAACTCTACCTCACCTTCAATTATGACTTCAGACACTATTCGTCCTGAGCGTTGGGCACACACATCTAGTGCTGCTACCCGTGCCTTTGAGGATGAGAGCAAACTTATGGCAGAAACAAAGGCCATTATGGCTCGTGCTGGGTCTTCTATAGATGACTCACGTATGGCTGCTCTTGAGGTTAAACTCTCCGCAGACGCTAAAGCTGCTGCCGAGGCTACTGGCAACAAACGTTACCTTGACTCACACATCTTCCGTGATGACCTAGATAACGTAGTGTTCGCTGAAGTGCATGGTACTAACAAAGGTGCATCCTTCGTTGGAGCCAATGGACTGACTGCTGCTAAGAACCTAGCTGACAATATCGGTGGTGAAGTAGTAGAATGGCAGAACAAAGGCCACTACGTTGTAGTACAAGCACAGAACGTGCCCTCAGAGGCCGTAGGAGCCACTCTACGTGACTTCGGTGTGTTCTCCGCTACCCCAACCTCCCAACTAGCTGACGGCTTCGTAGCGCGTTACCTAGGCTCTCCTGCAACACAGACATCAGATGCTAACCGTGCAGCCTTACTTACAGGTGAATCAGTATCTGAGGTTTGGAACAAGACTGCCTCTGCACGTATTAAAGAGGTCACTAAGCTGAACTCACGTGCTGAAGTAAATGAAGTCGATGGTATGTTTGAGATGCTGCGTGATGGTAAGCTCGCTAACCAACGTGAATCCTACACACTACAAGGCTTCCGCAATGAGTTTAAAGCTAAGTATAGCAAGGATGCCACAGACGCTCAGGTAGCTCTTTATGCACGTGTGCAAGAGGCTCGTGACGTTGAAGCATTCATCCAAGCTGACGTGTTCTTTAAGAAGCAGGTTACTGATGGTGTAGTAGTAATGGACAACCAGTATCGTGTAGTACCCCTACGCTCTGCTGATGTCCCTGCTACCGCCAAAGTGTATGATAGTAAGTCTGGTAAGATGTTGTCTCGTGATGAGCTACCACCAGAACAAACTGTCTTCAGAAACTACGACCCTGACCAAGACATCTTTGGTACACAGACAATGTATATCACTGGTGACGACATCCCAACACGTAAGCTATACCACTCCGACATTCTTGCTAGGAACTCTGGTGGTACACGTATGTATAAGAATGGTGAGATCAACTTCTGGGTTAAGCAGAACCGTACTAAGGTTATGGCCGATGGCTCTGTCCACAAGGTCTCTCCACTGACTGCAATGGGTGTCCGCACTGTTGATGAAGCTCAGGCTGCTATCTCACAACTGAATAAGATCATTGATGACCTTGGTGTTCGTCTAGGTTCTAAATTCGACAACACAGCAGTAGCAACCCTTCGTGGCAATGCTAAGGCTGACGCTGTAGTAGCTGCTCACTCTGCTTGGAACCCTAGTGTTCACAACGTAGACCAACTACTCAAGTGGGCTGATGAGTCTGGTGTGAACCTTGCGGAGAAGTTTGACTTCGTTCGTCATGGTGAAGACATTATTGACGCTGATGTAGCTGGTGGTTTTGGTGGTATGACACTTGACCGCGCTATGGACATGCGGGCACTTAACCCACAGTCTCGTAGGAACTCTGTTCTTATGGGCTATGGTGGCAAGCAGAACCGCGTACTGTCGCCTCTTGAGGCTATGCAGAAGTCTAGCACTGAGATGATTGCTAACCAGAGCTTCAGAGCTTATGCTGCACGTTCAATCAATGGCTTGCTCAAGTCTGCTATCCGCAACAACGTACTTGAGAATGCTGCTGAACTACAGGGCCTGACACTACGTCAGAAACTTGCTAAGGCTAAGATTCGTGACATTAAGGGCGAAGGTTCTAAACTTGCTCTTGAGCAACAGAAGATTCTAGCTCGTCTTGATCGTGGTGGCCTTGGAGATGCTCAGTGGAACTCATTCATGGGCGGCATTGGTGACTATCTATATGGCAAGGGTTTCAAAAGGTCATCTAACTGGGCTGCTGACATGGCATCTACCAACCCCCTAACTGCTCTTCGTGGCTTCACGTTTGACGCTAAGTTGGGCATGTTCAACCCTGCACAGCTTTATGTTCAGGCTTCACAGGCTATTAACATTGTAGCTGTTGGTGGTGTTAAAGGTATCCAAGGTTCTGTACTATACGGACCTGTTCGCTTTGCTCTATATAATGGCGACCCTGCTGTTATCAAGAAGCTGGGTGAGACTGTTGGTCGTGCTGGTGGTATCACTGGCGATCAGTTTGTTGATATGGTTGGTATGTTCAAAGACTACGGACGTTCAACTATTGGTGTATCTCTAGCTGAGTTTGGCTCAGACGCTGCTACAGCATCAAGCATTCTTGGTAAGGGTGTTGGTAAGGTTCGTGAGAAAGGTCGTGTATTCTTTAACGAGGGGGAGCTAGTTGCTCGTACTTCTGCTTGGAATACAGCTTACCTTGAATATGTCTCTCAGTTCCCAACACGTGTCCCACGCTCACAACATGGCGTAAAGTGGATCATGAACCGTCAGGATACTTTAACCCAATCTATGTCTGGTGTAAGTCGTATCGGATTCGATAAGCTACCATTCGCTCAGTTCCTGTCCTACTCCTTCCGTATCAACGAAGCTCTCTTCGCTGGCACTATGGGTGGCAAGAGCGTCCTGACTACACCTGAGAAGCTAAGACTTGCTGCCACACACACTGTCGTCTTTGGCGCTAGTGGTTGGGGTGTTGCTAACACAGCTATGGAATACTACAACTACCGCTTTGGTAATGATCTTTCTGAAGAGAACTATACGCTGATTAAACGTGGCACTATGGATTATCTTCTGTCTGAAATGTCTGGTACTAGTACAAACCTATCCTCACGTTTAGGTTCTGGTGACAACATCTTCATGATGATGAAAGACATGGCTGAGAACAACATCTTTACTACACTTGGTGGCCCTAGCCTCGAAGTTGGTGGTGAAGCTCTTGGTGTTCTCCTTGGTGGTGCTAAGAGCATGGCTAAAGGCGTTACTACTGGTGACTTCAGTGATCTTGGTGAAAGCCTTGGACGCTTTGGTCGTACCTTCTCTACTGGCAACCAAGCCTACAATGCTTATATGGCATTCAAGGTTGGTCAGTATCTAACGAAGGACAACGCTTTGCTAGATGATAAGCTGACAGACATGGAGGGTATCTTTATTGCTCTTGGTGTTCCTTTAGAAGCTCACTCTGCTGCGTTCTCTTATGGGAACATGGCAAAACTTGAGAAGGTCTTCTTGTCTAGCACAATTAAGAAGGTACAGAAAGAATGGAACAACGCAAACTCTATGATGCAGCGTGGGGATTATGGTGGTGCACATCAAACCATTCAGAACATAGCTTTGATACAACACAGCTTATCACCACATGAGCAGCTTGTTGTAGACACAGAAGTTCGTCGTAGTGGGGGAACAATCGTGGACAATCTGTCCATTAGAATCTTACAGCACGAGTCAACTCGTGACATTAATAAAGAGGAATAAGTAATGGCTGGATTCGCTCCACAACTAAACGGCGGTGTTGGTTTCGTACAAGCACAAGGTGGTGATGCAGGGGGGCTGGGCGTATTGTCCAGTCTCTCAAGCATGTTACCATCAGGAGGCAAGCCAGCAGGACGTGCGCCCTCTGAGGATGAACGTAATGCTGCTTTGTGGCAGGACATGTTCCCTGACAAAAGCCTTGCAGATGCAGATATGGGCGACCTTCGTAGATTTGGTGCACGTAACCCATCTGCTTCTGATTGGGCTGGGGGTACTGCTGAGAGTTTACGCAACGAGAACCTAGCAGAGGAAGACCTTAAAGTTTCAATTGAAGAGAAGAATCGCACTAACTGGCTGACTTCTCCTTCTGGTGCATTAGCGACGAATACTGCTGCTTCTATCGAAAATGAAGGCAAACGTGCGGTGTACTTAGCTGAACAAAAAGCTGGTTGGCTGGGCCGTCAGGTTAAAGCACAGCAACTGGTTGAGGAAAAACAGCAGTATGGTATGAATGCTGAGCGTCGTAATGAGATGTGGACACTCGAAGGCTCCAACATGAAGGGTGGCGCTGATACAGTTGCTACTGCTATGACTGATGCTGTTGAGTCCATGATGCTAAACCCATCTGCTACCATCAACTTGGACGACACAGGTATCACTGCTGCTATACCACAACTAGCTGGTACTGTACTTACTCGTGATAATGCTGCTATTGTTATGGGAGATTTCCGCGCTGCTTACATGGACATGCAGACAGGTCGTATTGCTGGTGCTTATGGTGTTACTAAGGGTGAACTAGGTCAAATGCCTGACGCTGTTAGGAACCAAGTGTTTGGTAAGTTTGACTCTACGCTTACTTGGTTGACTAAAGAAGTTGACCCTGCACAGATCAAGAAGCGCCTAGACAACGAAGCATACTTGGGTATGATTGAAGCTGGTGTCCCTCTTGATAAGATCAATGCTATTAGCCTAGCTGCTAAAGGAAATCCGGGGCTTGCTGCTGCTGTCACTGCTTCTTTGGTTGGTGATGTTGGTGCTGTAATGCAAGCCTATGAGGGTGGTAACTTTGACGGTGCAATACAGGCCGCTAAGAACCTATCTAAGCAAGAGCGTGACCGTTCATTCGCAGGTTTCTCTGAGCTTGCTAAAGTCTGGGGTGGTACATCATCTGCTGGTGAAGTATATGCTGAAGTCCCAGAGACTCTGAGGGGCGTTGGTTTTGCTTCTGCTACTATGGCTGCATTTACTGTAGCTCAAGTTGAGTCTGGTGACACACCACTAGTACTTGGTAAAAACTGGTACAAGCAGAACGTTGAGAGCCAAGGACAAGCCTATGCACTAGCTGCAAAGCATGACCCTAACTTTGAACCAACTATGGTTAAGAACCTAACTAGCGATCTAGCAACTAACGTAGAGATGCTTAGAACTGAGGCTTCAAAGCAGGGTTTTGTCCCTACTATGGACCAAGGTAACATTGTGCTCGTACATGGTGGACCAACACACACACAGAAGATGGCAGCATTCGAGGCTGCTATAGCTACCTCTAAGGAAAAAGACCCTGCTGGTGTAGCTGGTATTGAAGCAAACCGTGATGCCTATCTTGCTGAGAAACCAACAGCTATGAACCTTGATATAGGTGAAAAGAGTGTTGATGCTCTTGGTGATGTAGTCTATAAGTTTAATGCTCTTAAGAACCTTGGTAACATTGGCTCTCAGGTACGTGACCGTATTACAGCCGACTTCAACCTTGTAGATGCTGAAGATGAAGCAATCGCTGCTGAGACAATGGCTGCACTAAGTAATGGTGAGGCTACAACATCTAACGGACGTATCGCTGAGGCTGTTGGTGTAGACTTTGGTAGCATTGAGCAAGAGTATGGCTTACCTGAAGGATTCCTTGAGCGTACTGCTCAGATCGAATCTGGTGGCAACCCTGCTGCTAAGAACCCTAACTCCAGCGCTGGTGGTCTATTCCAACAGATCGACGCTAACGCTAAAGAGTTTGGTGTAACTGATAGGTTCAATCCAGAACAGTCAACTGTAGGCGCTGCTAAGTTTGCTAAACAGAACGCTGCTAGACTCCGTAAGGTACTCGGACGTGAACCAACAGGCGCTGAACTTTATCTAGCTCACCAACAAGGTGGTGCTGGTGCTGCTAGGCTCCTAAGTGACCCTGATCGTCCTGTGAACACACTTCTGTCAGATGACGCTATTACCCTTAACGGTGGTAGCTTAGATATGACTGCTGGTGAGTTTGCTGACCTTTGGATTAACAAGTGGAACAATGGTGGTGGTGGACGACCAACTAACTCCACTCAAACTACACCACCTGCAACACCTAGTGATGTAGCACCAGAAGCTACTACCAGCCTTGGTGTACAACCTTCAGCCCCTGCTTCTGGAGCTGGTGCATTTGTACAGACACCAACAGGTGAGGGTGAGAACCTTCGTACTGATCGTACTGGTGGTGAAGCGTTTAAGGCATCTGCTGCAACTCAAGACCTAGCACCAGTTAGTAGTGAGGTCTCTGAGAACCTACTCTCTCTCGCAAGTAATGCTTCCGCAGTGCATGGTGAAGGTTCTGCCACAACTAAGAAAATCAATGCTCTAATTAAGACTGTTGATAGTGGTGGTAAGGTTAAGGCTTCTGACGTAACTAAGTTAATCAAAGAGACTAAGGCTCTCCCACGCACACCTGCGCGTCAAGAGCTTCTAGCTGACTTGTATGAGATGCGTGATGAGGCTGATGACTAATGGAAAAGTTTATCCAAGCTATTCTAAGCCTCCTACAGAGCATCCTTAGTGGTTTAGCTACATCCACTACTAAAAAGAACGGAGGGGCCTCACAGGGCCTCTCTGGGACTCCTACGGGCATTAAGAACGTAGAGCTAATCAAAGAGTCTGAGGGCCTACGCCTAAAGGCATATCTACCAACACCCAACGATGTCTATACAATCGGCTATGGTCACACTAAGACTGCTGAGAAGGGTATGGTCATTACACTAGCGGGTGCTGATGCACTACTACTACACGACCTTGCTTGGGTGGAGACTGCAATCGACACGTATGTCCAAGTACCACTAAACCAAAACCAATATGATGCTCTAGCCTCCTTTATCTATAATGTTGGTGGCACAGCATTCCGCAAGTCTACCTTGCTAAAAAAACTAAATAAAAAAGACTATAACGGTGCTGCCAATGAACTTCTTCGTTGGGATAAGCAGAAGGGTAAGGTTCTCCGTGGGCTTACTAAACGCCGTCAACTTGAGAAGGACTTGTTTCTGTCATGAGCACACCCGAGCTACAATACATTAAGAAAGAGCTTGATGACCTAGCGGCTGACATCTCTGAAATCAGGGCCACTCAAGCTAGGTATATTGAAGAGCACCACGGACTAGAGAAAAGCATTGTAGAGATGCGTAGTGATATTACACACATCAAGTCTTCTCAAGATAGCCTCAACACCAACCTCAATAAACTAATGTTCATCATTGGTGGTGGTTTTGTTGTAGCATTCGTTAGTTGGGTCATTAAGGGAGGATTAGCGTGAGTATCAACACTAAGACATTCAAGCGGGAACTAGCATTGATGATGCTTGTGTTCCTTGGGGGACTAGCCTTTTGGGGCAATGTACAGATGGTAGAACTCTTCATCACCCCAATCTTCGCCTTCGTTACTATAGCCTTTGGCTTAGACGCATATGCAAAACAGATAGCAGGAGGTAAGTGATGTGGTTACTAGGGTTTGTTGGGTCAAAGTTGGGACGCCTTGTGGCGCTTGCTTTGGCTGCTGGGGCCTCGATCCTGCTAGTATTCAAAGCAGGTCAACGGGACCAGAAGAAACAACAGCAAGTCGATGGCTTGAAAGAGTACAAGAAAAACATGGAGGCAATTGATGAAGTTGATGTCAACACTGATCTTGATAGCGCTACTAAGCGGCTGTCTAAAAACGGTGGACTACGGGATTGACGCTATATGCAGCATCGAACCCCCTACAGTATCACGTAATGATACACCACAAACTATAATTGAAGTAGATAACTTCAGAGCTAAATGGGAGGCTATCTGTAATGCCAGCTAAAAAGCGGGACTACAAGAAAGAGTATGCCAACTACCAAGGCAAGCCAGAACAGAAGAAGCGTAGAGCTTCACGTAATGCTGCTAGAGCGGCTATGGTTAAGGCTGGTAAGGCTAAGAAGGGTGATGGTAAGGATGTTGCACATAAGAATGGTAATCCAAAGGATAACCGTAAGAGCAACCTGAAGTCACAAGCTAAGTCTAAGAACAGATCATATGCCCGTACCAAGAGTGCTGGTAAGAAAAACCCAAAGGATTAAGGTATGATATTCTTCCCAACAACAGATGAAGACTTCCAGTACTTCCGTAGCCAAGGTTATGCTGGTTCCATTAACGATATGCACTACAAGGCTTTAGGTGACTTGAACCACACAGGTGCTTTGAGTGACCGTACCCGCTCGTTCCTAGTTTCTGAATATGGTAGCTTCCACGAGACTATGAGAGACTTACGCAATACCACTGCTTCGTTTGTAGCCTTGCGCTATGGTGTTGGTGCTATTCAGCCTGAGTTTGTTTTAGACTTTGGTGAAGAGTACTACCGTGTAGATGGCCTTAAGACTGCGCTTTCTGATACTGTTACTCACAGCCGTGCATCCAATGCCACTATGGTAAATAGCTCTGGTACTCTTGTAACGGTAGGTAACAACGTCCCACGCACAGGCCACCACATCTATGATGGCTATGAGTGGGTTAACGAAGGCATCCTTCATGAGAGTGCTGCGGCGATTAACTTGCTGTTGAACTCTGGTACGCTTTCTACTCAAAGTGCTACTGTGGCTGCTGCACCCAACACCCTTAGTTTCACAGGGACAGGCACAGTTACCCTGACTGGAGTATCTACCGATGGACCTTTAGTCGGCACAGGCACTGGTGAGAACAATAGAGTTAATCTGACATTCACC